CAAAAAAGGTAAAGCCAAGGGCGGTAAAATGGGCGGTAAGTCTAAAGTACGTGGTGCAGGTATTGCCCAGCGCGGTGTACGTCCAGCAAAGATGAGGTAGTTATGGACTTCGATGCAGAAATAGGCGCTATGAGCGAACGTGCAATAGCCCTCGAACTTGCGAACAAACGTCGTGAGTATCAAATGGAGGGTCTTGACGGTCCAAGGGCTGAAAGCAATCTGCGAATGTTGGAACGCCAATTACGGAAACCTAAGAAGTTTGGTAAAGGTGGCAAAGTACGTGGCGCTGGCATTGCCAAACGTGGTGTACGTAAAGCAAAGATGAGGTAGTTATGCGTAGGTATTACAAATCTGGCGGTAAAATATGTTCCAAGGGTAAGTCTTGGGCCAAACGGACTTTTGATACCTACCCTAGCGCCTACGCCAATATGGCTGCGTCTAAGTATTGCAAAGACCCAAACTACGCCAAAGGCAGTAAGGGGAAGAAAAAATGACATTAACTAATCGCAACAAAAGAACAGTTAAGAAGGTTGTAAAAGGTTTAAAGAAAGCCTCTAACTTGCACGCTAAACAAGCCAGTAAGCTACAGAAGATAGTTCGCCCTGCTAAGAAGAAGAAGAAGTAATGGGTGACCTGAAGAAATGGCGGGACCAAGACTGGGTTAGAGTTGGTACTGACGGTAAAATTAAAGGCGCGTGTGGGACTTCTAAAGACAAGAAGAACCCTGACCGTTGTTTGCCGCGCAGTAAAGCCAATAGTCTAAGCCAAGGTCAACGTGCTGCCACTGCTAAGAAGAAGAAACGTGCAGGTGCTAAAGGTAAGACGGTTGTGAAGAATACCAAGCCAGCGGTGGTAAAGTTTTCTCCCGGTGGCCTAGCTAGAAGAAAACGCGACATAGCACGAGGCTGTGGAGCAGTAATGGAAAACAGACGTAAAGAGACGTTGTATACGTAAAGGAGTCAAAGCATGACTGCATCAACCACAGCAGCGTTTGACATGGAGTTCACGGAGGTTGCCGAGGAAGCATGGGAACGTGCGGGTCGTGAAATGCGTTCAGGGTATGACCTACGTACTGCTAGACGGTCTATGAACCTAATGACAATCGAATGGCAGAATCGTGGCATAAACATGTGGACGATTGACGAAGGTGCTATAAGCCTCGTTAAAGGCACGTCTGAGTACCCTTTACCAGCAGACACTATAGATTTACTCGAACACGTAATTCGCACTAACAACGGCAATGTTTCAACACAATCAGACCTTACCATAAACCGAGTTAGTGTTTCCACGTACGCAGCTATACCTAGCAAGTTAACACAAGGCCGTCCGATACAGGTTTGGGTTGAGAGATTAGCTGATGCGCCAACTATTAACTTGTGGCCTGTACCAGACCGCGATGACTACATATTTAAATATTATCGTATGCGCCGTATTAAGGACGCAGGTGCAGGCGTAGAAACTCCCGATATGAACTTTAGGTTCTTGCCGTGTCTTGTAGCAGGGTTAGCATATCACATTGCTATGAAAGTTCCCGAGTTAGTGAACCGTATTCCGATGTTGAAAGCTGTGTATGATGAGCAGTTCGAGATGGCGGCTGGCGAAGACCGAGAGAAGGCTTCTATTACGTTTGCTCCTCGGATAGCGAGGATATAGCATGGCGAACGCGTTTGCAGCCGCTAAACGTACGATAGCTGAATGCGACGTCTGTGGGTTTCGCTTTAAGTTAAAAGAGTTGCGCAATATCGTAACAAACGGTAATGATACTAACATAAAGGCATGTCGTGAGTGCTGGAGTGAAGATCACCCTCAGAATAGGCTGGGGAAATTTCCAGTCAACGATCCGCAGGCAGTACGCGACCCACGTCCTGACTTTGCTGGGTACGCCAGCAGCAGAAACTTTCAGTGGGGGTGGAACCCAGTGGGTGGCGGAAACAACATTTACGGGCTAACCGTTAACAAATTGGAATTAACCGCCTCAGTAGGCGATGTAACTGTAACGACCACGTAGGAGATATATCATGGCTAAGAAACTGAACAAAGGTTTGACAGCATTAAAAAAAGAAAGACCTGACGTTGTTGCAGACATGGGCTTTAAAAAAGGTGGCATGAAGAAAAAAGGCTTTGCTGCAGGCGGGAAGATCAGGATACGTGGCACAGGTGCTGCGACTAAAGGGCTGTTTGCAAGAGGACCGATGGGGTAAACCATGAATTACGCTACGCTCAAAACTAATATCGAGGACATCTGTGAAACATCTTTCACCGCTGACCAACTTGCTATGTTTACGCAGCAGGCGGAAGAGAAAATACTACAGACGGTGGATATACCCGCATTACGTAAATTAGATGACGGGCCTTTGTCGGGTACAAACAAACTCTACACATTACCCACCGATTATTTGTACACATACAGTATAGCTATCGTAAACAGTAGCACACATACATTTTTGTTAAACAAAGACGTTAACTTTTTACATGAGGCGTACCCTATCAATACTAGCGCTCACCACGGTGTACCTAAGTTTTACGCTCAGTACAGCGAAACACAGATTCAGTTAGTGCCTACACCCAATGCAAACTACGTGCTTGAACATATATATGGGTATTATCCCACGTCTATTGTCACTGGCAGTACGTCTTGGTTGGGTGATAACGCCAGTGCGGCGTTGCTTAACGGAGCGTTGTTAGAAGCTATACGGTTCCAAAAGGGCGAGCCTGACGTAGTTGCAAATTACGAAAAGTTGTATTTGCAGGCTATTACGTTGTTGATAGAGTTCGGTAACGGGAAACTACGTAGAGATGCGTATCGTTCGGGACAGGCACGTCAACCTGTACCGGGGACCGCTCCAGTACCGCAAGCTGGGAGGCAGTAGATGGCCTTTACTGGGAACTACACATGTACGTCTTTCAAAGTCGCTCTGTTAGGCGGCGAGATGGACTTTAGCTCTGATACCAGTCAGACGTTCAAGGCGGCTTTGTACACTTCTGATGCTACGTTAGACGCAACTACCACTGTGTATAGCACTACCAACGAGGTCTCTGGCACTGGGTACACGGCTGGAGGTAACACGTTAACCGTAGCTACAAGGCCAACAAGTGACACGGCTACAGGTGGGACTGTCGCGTACATAGACTTCAGCGACACAACTTGGACCAATTCTTCTATAACTGCCCGTGGAGCGTTGATATACAGCGCTGGCGGCACTAACCCTGCGGTAGCAGTGCTTGATTTCGGTGCAGACAAGGTAACTGTAAATCAACCATTTAAGATCGTCTTCCCCTTGTCTGGGGCTACGACGGCTATAATTCGCATTGGATAAAGGTGAACTACAATGAGTACATTTGAGAATGACCTTCGACTTGAAGAAATAGGTACTGGTGAACGGTCAGGTACTTGGGGCACCGCGACTAACGTAAACCTCGAACTTATTGCCAACGCACTCAGTTACAGTGCTACTGGAGAGGCCATAGCAAACGCCTCTACACATACTATCACAATGCAGGACGGTACGGCTGACGAGTTCAGGTCTTTTTACTTAAAATGTACTGGGGGCGGTCAGGCTTGTACGGTAACTCTTGCGCCTAATACGTTGTCTAAAGTCTGGATGATCGAGAACACCACTAGCTTTACTTTGACGTTCTCTCAAGGCTCTGGAGCCAATGTAGCTGTACTCTCTGGACAAGTTAAGATGATAGCTACAGACGGTGCAGGCTCTGGCGGGGCTGTATTTGACCTGATGCAAGACTTAGCTGTACCTGACTTGTTTGTAGACGACGATATTACCCTGCAGTCAGATGCAGCAGTCTTAGGGTTTGGTGTCAATAAGGACGTAACTCTTACACACGTCCACGACGCAGGACTGTTGTTAAACGCTGCTATGAAGATACAGTTTAGAGACGCGGCTATTTCGGTCAGTTCAAGTGCAGATGCCACATTAGACATAGCGTCAGACGGAGCCATAAACCTCACTGCGGGAACAGATGTTGTTATACCTGCCAACGTAGGAATTACCTTTGGAACAGGCGAGAAGATTGAGGGTGACAGCACTGACCTGACTATAACATCAGGAGCTAAAATTAACCTAACCGCTACTTCAGATGTCGTTGTCCCTGCTAACGTGGGTATTACCTTTGGAACTGGCGAGAAGATTGAAGGCGATAACACCGACCTGACCATAACTTCTGGGGCTAAAATTAACTTAGCCGCTACTTCAGATGTACACTTAGCCAACAACATAGGCATGGTGTTCGGGGATGCAGGTGAGAAGATAGAGGGTGACGGTACTAACCTCGCAATTAACTCTTCAGGTGATGTAAATATCACTGCTACAACTGTTGACCTTGATGGTAACTTAGAAGTCTCAGGCACGATCACGCTGGGTTCTGGCGCAGTAATATCCGAAGCCGAGCTAGAGTTGTTAGATGGCCTTACTCCCGGTACAGCAATCGCTTCTAAAGTGGTCACTACCGACGCAAGCATAGATACATCAGGGCAAAGAAACCTTACCATCACGGGCGAGTTAGATGCTGCCACAGGTGACTTCTCAGGCATTGTAGATGTTGCGGGTGTACTAACTGTTTCTAACACCACTGCATCAAGCAGCTCAACTTCTGGCTCACTAATTGTTGGGGGTGGCTTGGGGGTCGCTGCTGACTTGTTTGTTGGGGATGACTTCGATGTGACGGGCGATGCTGTAATTGATGGCACAACCTTAGTAACAGGAGTATTAACTACTACAGCTACACAGGTAGCAACTGGTGGAATTACAAGTGGTTCAAACATTGTTTCTGACACAGACAGCACTGACGATCTTGGTACAACCAGTGTTCGTTGGGCTAACTTGTTTGTGGATGGTATTACTGCAACTGACCAAATAACAGCTACTGGGTTTACTGGTACATTAGACGGTATTCTTGGGTCTGGCGCTGCTGCTGCTGCAAGTGTAACAACTCTTGATACAAGTGATGTTGTTAACTTAAATTTGGCTACTGACTCAACTAGCTCAACTTCAGGTGCTTTGATTGTTGACGGTGGAGTTGGTATAGCTAAGAAACTATTTGTTGGTACTGACTTAGATGTTACTGGCGATACTACATTTAATGGCGATACTAATACTTTTGTTTCCGCAAACTCTACTGACCCTGTAGTAATTATTAAAAATACTACTAATGATACTAGTGCATCAACACTGCGTTTTGAAAAAGACAGGACTACTGGAACTGGTGGTTCTAGTGGTGATGATATTGGTACAATAGAATTTAAAGCAGGTGATTCTGGTGAAACTCAAGAAGTGTTTGCTAGTATCCTTGGTGAAGCTGCTGTAGCTACTAGTGGTCAAGAAGGTGGTAGATTAACTTTTAGTGTTTCCTCTCATGATGGAGAACTTAACTCTGGTTTAATAATTGTAGATGGTGATGCTGAAGATGAAATTGATATAACGATTGCTAACGGTGCTGCCTCAACTACTACAGTAG